GGCGTTTCCACCGTGACCGCTGGTGCTGGCCTGAATGTCCGTGACGCTGCCGGGACGGAGAGTAGAGTGCTGGTGACAATCCCCAAGGGAACCACCGTCAAGAACTACGGCTACTACACCGTTGTAAACGGCGTTAAATGGCTCTATGTGGCTTTCTCGCACAAGAGGGTAAATTATACTGGCTTCGTGCATGAACGCTTCCTGAGTCGCTGAGAGGGCTTCCTATGGGTGGTAAACGAGTGCAACCTAAGCCGAAGAAGAAAAGAATGAGAAAGCGCACGAAGTTCACGATCTTATCCATCTTCAATCTGACTTGGTACGCCGTTGTGGTTCTGATTTTGAACGCCTGCGGTCACACAGTTGACACAGAATTGACAGTCGGATGGTTTGCGGCTTGGACTACCGAACTCGCCATTCTGTACGGTATTAAGGTCAAGTCAAAAGAAACCTCAGACGAGGACGCTCAGGGGTGAGAAAATGCAAGTGCTGAAAGAAATCACGCTCGACAAGGTTATCAATCTCTACGAGGGTCAAGTCGTTCACGACAAAAAGCAGCTCATTGAATGGGACGATCATCGCCGCACTCCACTCTATGAGCTGAAAGAACGAACTCTGGCTCAGGACAAGATGATCTTGGGTGCGCTGAAATGCGCCAGAGCGAACGGGTATTCCGGCGAAGAATAAAAGAAGACACTCCCTACCGATTAAGGTAAGGAGTGCCTTTTGGTTTGAACGAACACCGTTCCCCACACAATGTAGGGTTCGGATATGCGCTCAATGGTACACTCAGACTCCCCAAAATCGAACCCTGTCGCTTCTTCGGCGGCGGGGTTCTTTTCTACCCGGAAAGTCTTGGTTTTGCAAGAGGTTAGGTTATATGCAGTAGTGATTTTATACCCGTCAGGTTCGTCCCACACTGTAACGGAGTTGACGAGCAAATCAATGAGCCGCCTGCGGAAGTCTTCGTCTTCGATATTTCCGTATTTGAACTGGCTCAACCAGAATATGATTTGGTCACGGTCAATTCGGTAGACGAATTTTTCCTCAGCTTTGATTTCTTTGTTGAGGGTCTTCTTTTCGTGTTCGAGTTGGACAAGCCGGTTCATCAATGTCTCGGAAGCAATACCCTTTTCGATGGCAGCGGTGATATTTGCGATTGATTTTTCGACCTCCGACAACTGGGCTGTCAACTGCGGAATGTGCGTGTCGTTTATCAAATCCTGTTCACTCTGTCGAATTGCCATGTCTGCAATTTCATCAATGAGCTGATCGGTCAAAAGGTTGAGAGCGTCACGGGCTACTATCCCTTCGATATAATCTTTTTTCAAAGGCCGCTTGTCACACCCAAGTTTTCTCTTTTTGGTGTAACAGGAATAGTAGTGGTAGACCTTGCCATGTCTACCGGCTCCGCTTTCACCGTTCATAGAAGCCCCACAATGACCGCAGAACAGCTTTCCAGACAAGAGGTAATCTACCTTAGCCTTGCCCCTTGCCGGGGCTGTGGCGGTCTTAGAAAGTCGCCGCTGTGCCGTTTCAAACAGCTCCTTATCAATGATGGCGGGAATACCATTTTCGATGACAATATCCTTGTAGGTATAAGTGCCGATATAGCGAGTATTACGGAACATGGCCTTAAAACTGCTACGGTTGAACTCCGTGTTTTTGGCGGTCTTATATCCGGCAGAGTTAAACTTTCTGCAAATATCAGCTACGCTTTCGCCGTTGGCGTAAAGAGAGAACGCTTCTTGAACGATGTGAGCGGTGTCAGGGTCAACGACCAGCTTGTGATTTTCCACCTTGTACCCAAGGGGAATATGACCGCCTACACTGTGGCACTTCAAGGCAGACTCACGCATACCTCTCGTGACCTTCTGTGACAGCTCGGCAGAGAAAAACTCAGCCATACCCTCTAACACGGACTCCAAGATAATACTCTCAGGGCTGTCAGTAAGGTGTTCTGTGGCGGAGAGGACTTTCACGCCGTTCTTCCGCAGACGCATTTTCATAATTGCGCTATCGTTGCGGTTACGAGCAAAACGGTCGAGCTTCCAGACGATGACATATTCCCAATTCTGCTTTGCGCTATCCGCAACCATTTCCATGAGGTGAACCCGCTTTTCCACATCTTTGCGAGCGGTCGTTGCTCGGTCAACATAGATGGCTACAATGCGGTAATGATTTGCTTTACAGAAGGTGCGGCAGTCACGAAGCTGTCCTTCGATAGACTGGTCACTCTGACCTGTGGAGCTATACCGAAGATAGAGAGCAACATCTTGATCGCCGTTGTAAAGCGTATATGGGTCTTCTTGAAATTGAGAGATTTCTTCCTCTGTCAGACAGGAGAGGTCGATTGGAAATTTTTTCATGCAAATCTCCTTTTTAGCTCCATGACTCTACCGACAAAGCGCAATCGTCCAATTTCAACACCGCCAAAAACACGGGGGGGATAGTGCGGGTTAAAAGAACGAAGGGTCACAGTATCTTCATCAATACTGATTTTCTTAACAAATCCTTCTTCATCATCAACAATGACAACCATAAGAGTATCTGTTTCGGGAGGTGTATCCTTTTTAACCAGCACTAAATCGTGATCGTCTAAGACTGGCGACATACTATCTCCGTCAACTTGTAACCAGAAACAATCATCACAGTCATATTCGGGGTCAACTTGTTCATATCCCAATGCTTCTTGCTGAGCGATGACACCTTTTCCTGCGGACGCATGACCGAAAATAGGTCGCTTGCAATTCTTTTCATAAGGTTCGGTGGTCAAACCAACAGAGGACAAGTGAAAGAGAGGGTCGTCAGTTTTGCCTTTCAAATAGTCAGCCGTTGTTCCAAGATTGATAGCAAGAGTTTTTAAGTCTTCATCTGAAATCATGCGGTCAGGCTTTTTATCTACATCGTTCAAATAATACTTGGGGCGGTTGATAAGTTTGCAAATATAGGTGACACTTTTCCCTTGTTGTTTGGCTAAATCTCTAATACGGCTTGTGTTCATAAGTACCTCCTTCAAAAATATCCTACTTTTTTAGGATTTACTATTGACAATCCTACAAAGGTAGGATATACTTTGGATTGTGAACAAGAGATTTTGACAACAAAAACCCGACCCCCGAAAGGTTTTCTTTTTTCGGCGGTTGCTGTGGTCAATGGTTTAATTGTCTGGCAAGTAAATTGTACCATTACGCCCACTGGTTGTCAATAAATATTGTTCTCAATTCAAAGAAAGGAGAGGTTTTGTGAAAGAGCGTGAGAAAATTCGCTATCGCCTGAGCGTCAATCACCTGTCGTTTGCATGGCTGATTGATATGCTCCGAAAGCGGGGTATTGAAACGAACGGCCCTGTCCTGAGTGCAATTCTCGCAGGAACTCGTAACGGCCCTTCTGTGGACAAGATCATCGCTGAGTCTATCGACATTCTGGACTGGTACGAGCGGCAGATCGGCGGTGTATCATGAGCGACAGTGCATTTGCCCAGGAAGTGCGAGGACAGGCCAAAGCGTTCAGCTCACTCCTTGCTCGATCTGTCCGAGAGTTTTTCAAGGACGAAACGAACCGCAAGCAGTTCGAGAGCTGGTACGAGCAGAAGTACGGAACACCGTATCAATGGAAACCTATGGTTTGGGGGAACAGATAATGAAAAAGGTATTTGGAGTATTGGCATTTTTCTCGTTTTTCTACCTGTTGGGTGTAGTTGGTGCGGTAGAGCAAGACACGATGACTCTTGGCGCAGGCATGGTTCGCATGAGTATCGGCCTTAGCTGTTTCTGGCTGTTCTGTGAGCTGTCTGGTGCGTTTTATCCCGCCCCGCCGAGAAAAAGAAAGAGCCGCTGACGGAACTGGTACTTCCATCAACGGCAAGCGTAAAAGCTCAATCTGATTATATCAGAACCTATCACTTTGTAAAGGAGAACTTTATGAATAGCACGATTGCGAAACTCGCTGACGAGTTCGAGAAGATGGAGAAAACCATCGCTTCTCAGAAGAAGATGATCGAAACCCTTATGCCTATGGGCTATGTGGATACCGATACCGTCAAACTTCACCTTAATTCTGTGTATGGTGTCATGTTCGGTGGTCGCCCCTCTCCGAAGCGCTATAAGCTGGAAGACTGTTCTTGGGACGAGATCAATATGTATTCTTCCATCGGCCTTGCTGACAAGGTGTTCGAGGTCGGTGACACCAAGAAATTCCGTCTGGCTGATGGCTCTTACCTGACTGCCCGTATCATCGGGTTCAACCATGACTACGCTGAGGACGGAAGTCTGACCCACATCACCTTTGAAACCGTGGAAACCATTGACGGTGACATTCCCATGAATGAGAAGTCTACCAACGAGGGCGGCTGGGACGCTTCCTATCTCCGTGCTAAGCTCAACGGTAACTTCTTCGAGAAGCAGCTTCCCGCTGATCTGAAAGCGGTCATCAAGCCTGTTGTGAAAATCACTGCCAAGAGCGGTAAGAACGAAATGCTGGTTCCTTCCGTTGACAAGCTGTTCGTTCTTTCTGAGCAGGAGGTCTTCGGTCGCAAGATTTATTCCTGCGGCGGTGAGGGTAAGTGGTATGAGTGGTATAAGCGAGAGAACACGCCCTATGGAAAGTGCAAGCAGAATGGTGAGAGGGATTGGAGGTGGGAGCGTTCTCCTCGTTCCGGCAACACCATCATCTTCTGTTATGTGTACTACAACGGCAACGCCGGCACTAGCATCGCCGGCAACTCCTATGGCGTGTCCTTCGGCTTCTGCATTTGATCGGGTATCTCGTAAATCCCGCCCCGTCAGGGGCGGTGAAAGGAGTGAAAACATGAATGTCAATCGCAAGGTTGGCACTGGCTTTGAAAGAGACTTATGTCTGAGTCTGTCGGGTTGTGGCTTTTGGGCGCACAATCTCGCTCAGAACAGTCAAGGTCAGCCGTTCGATGTGATTGCGGCTCGAAACGGTGTCAGCTATCCCATTGACTGTAAGGATTGTTCCAAGAACATTTTCAAGATGGAGCGTATCGAAGAAAACCAGTTTTCCGCCATGTCTCTTTGGGAAGAAACGGGAAACGGAGAGGGGTGGTTCGCTCTCCGAATGATGAACGGAGCTGTGTACTTTCTGTCCTTCACGGTGATACGCAATCTGTTCTTAATGAAGACCGTTCTCTCTGCGTCTGAAATCAGACAGTTCGGTATCACACTCGGAGAGTGGGTGTCCCAATGCAAGTAACTGTTGGCAATCAGCTCCGAATTGAAAACCCGTCTGAGCAGTTGCTTACATGGTGCAAGAAGCAGCTTATCCTTCCCAATCCTGAGTACGCCAAGAAAGTTCGTATGCACTTTTGGGTCGGCAACACCCCTGAGAAGTTGTACCTGTTTCAATGGGACGGTAACACGCTGGTTCTCCCCTATGGTTGTCTGAATGATGTGTTGGCGATGGACGATTGCAGCATGAAGGTCAATCTCCCCACACCGACCGAGGTGGACTTCGGTTGCACCATTCCGCTCTATGACTACCAAGTGGAAGCCAAGGAAGCCCTGATAGCGGCCTACTACGGTATTCTTCAAGCCCCTGCGGGGTGCGGTAAGACACAGATCGGAATTGCTGTTGCGGCAGATACAGGCCGAAGAACACTCTGGCTGACCCATACACGGGATTTACTCGTACAAAGCAAAAGCCGAGCGGAGCAGTACATGAGTCCTTCTCTGACTGGCACGATCACCGAAGGTAGGGTTCAAATCGGTAAAGCAATCACTTTCGCAACGGTACAAACCATGTGCAACCTCGATCTGAGTCAGTACCGTGATGTTTGGGATTGTATTATCGTGGACGAGTGTCACCGTGTAGCCGGAACCCCGACCGCCATGACGCAGTTCTCAAAGGTGCTGAACGCTCTGGCAGCTCGGCACAAGTACGGTCTGTCCGCCACGGTTCATAGGGCAGACGGTATGATTGCCGCTACCTACGCTCTGCTGGGCGGGATTGCCTATCAAGTACCGGAGGAAGCGGTGAAAGACAAGATCATGACCGTCAGCGTTCTACCCCGTGCCACACATCAAGGACTCAGCCGTGAGTTCTTGGACACGGACGGTACGATCATCTATGCCAAGTTGGTCAATTTTCTCGCTGACCGTTATCCCCGAAACAATCTGATTGTCGCTGATCTTGTGGCAAACCGAGATCACTACAATCTCATTCTCTCTGACCGGCTGACGCATTTGGAAACCCTGATGAACAGGCTTCCGCCCGACCTGAGAAAACAGGCGGTTATGATTGACGGCAAGATGACCACAAAGAAAGCCAAGGCTCTCCGAGAACAGGCCATTGAGGAAATGCGGCAGGGGCGCAAGCGGTATCTGTTTGCCACCTATTCATTGGCAAAGGAAGGACTGGACATTCCCCGGCTCGACCGCTTGTATTTGACCACACCGCAGAAAGACTACGCTGTGATAACTCAGAGCATTGGTCGTATCGCTCGTACCTTCGAGGGAAAGGGTGAACCTATTGCCTACGATTATGTGGACGATGGTATTCAGTACCTCGTGAGAAGTTACAAGAAGCGGTGTACCACCTACCGCAAGTGCGGTTGTAAATTCATCGAACAGGAGGTGTCGAAGTGAAGTTAGGCAGTCTGTTTGATGGCAGCGGGACTTGTCCTCTTGCCGCTTCTGCGGTCGGTATTATCCCGGCATGGGCGAGTGAGATCGAGCCTTTCCCGAAAGCTGTCACACAGTCTCGTTTCCCCAAGATGGCTCACCTTGGTGATATTACCAAGATGAACGGTGCAGAAATCGAGCCGGTCGATGTTATCACCTTCGGCTCTCCGTGCCAAAACCTCTCGATTGCTGGGAATGGTAAGGGTCTTGCTGGTCAGGAGTCTTCTCTATTCTTTGAAGCAATCCGAGTTATTCAGGAAATGAGGTGTGCCACCAATGGGAGATTTCCTCAAATCGTCATTTGGGAAAATGTTTATGGAGCTTTTAGCTCGACACAGGGAGAAGACTTCCGAACAGTCATTGAAACTCTCTGGAAAATCTGCGAGGGAGACGATAGCGTTCCTCGATATGCGGAAGACAAGCAAGGACGGCAAAAATGGCCGCACACCGGATTTGTCTTGGGAGATCATTCCTCTATCGCTTGGAGAGGACTTGATGCACAGGGTTGGGGAGTTCCCCAAAGACGCAAGCGTGTCTTCGTTGTCTTCGATCTTGGAGGTCAATGTGCCGGACGGATACTATTTGAGCGTGAGGGCTTGCGAAGGGATTTTAAGAAGGTCAGGCGAACGGGGCAAACCGTTAGACCCACTTCTGAAACAAGCCCTGTTGAACACTATCGTGTTTATGCAGTCGAAAACCACGCTCAAGACAGCCGAGTGTCCCTCAGACCCGATAACACCGTCCAAACCCTCGCTGGACGAATGGGAACAGGGGGGGTAATGTCCCTTTAGTTCTTGTTCCATGCTTCGGACAGGCTTCCTATGATGAATATGCACCCACGGAACAAGCGGTTACGCTGAAAGCCACGGGCGGCAATTATGGGGGGGGTACTGAGACATTGGTGTTAGAACCAATCGGAGCAGATTTTTACAATCAGGCTATTACGGGGGGGGTAACGATGACATTGGCTGCCGCCAGACCTGACCACCATCATCTCCCATGTGCGCTTATCCCGTACACCTTAAAAATCCGCTCTGGTTGTGAGGGGGGGGTAAGGGCGCTTTGATACAGGAAGATAAGAGTGCAACGCTCTCATGTAACAACGACCAGACTCTCTTTGTTCCCACACAGACCGAGAACGGTGAAGTCATTTATCTGGCTCGAAAGCTCACCCCTACTGAGTGTGCTTCCCTTCAAGGGTTCGAGAAAGATTGGTGTGCGCTGGTTCCTCACAAGGACTCTGCGGAGTACAAGATGTGGGGAAATGGCATGGCTTTTCCTTGTATGCTCTACATCATGGAGGGTGTTCAAGAAGTCCTTGCTGAAAGGTTTCTGGATAATCTCTTTGGAGGTGATACCACTGAACCTTGAACCTTTTATTTTTGACTGCGAGGTGTTTGCCTACGATTGGCTTTTTGTCTTCAAAAATAAGGTCACGGGGGAATACACCGAGATTTGGAATGACAACGAAGCGGTCGAACAATTCATGACCCAAGAACCCCTGTTGGCAGGGTTCAACAATAAGCACTATGACCAATTCATTCTGAAAGCGGTTCTCTCAGGTTTCACGCCGGAAGAAATCAAGGCGGTTAACGATTTTATCATCGTTGGTGGTCACGAGGGCTGGGAGTACGCCCCTCTCCGTGACTGTGGGATTTTCTTCGATCAATATGACCTGATGGACGATTGCCAGATGGGGTTGTCCTTGAAAGCAATCGAAGCGCACCTCGGAATGGACATTCGTGAAACCACCGTTCCGTTTAACATCGACCGCCCTCTGACTGAGGACGAGAAGCAAGAGGTCGAGTTCTACTGCCGACACGATGTTGACGCAACTGACAGGCTGGACGATCTTCGTCAAGGCTACCTGTCCAGTAAGCTCACGCTGGGTCGTGAAAAGGGGCTGTATCCTGCAAAAGCCCTCTACATGACCAACGCCAAGCTGACCGCTGCTTACCTTGACGCAGAGCAAAAGCCGCACTATGACGAGCGGGAATATCAGTATCCGCCGAAGCTGCTTCGTCAGTACATTCCGCAGGAAGTGTTCGACTTCTTTGAACGGTTGAAGGACAAGAGTATTCCTGACGAAGTGGTGTTCAAGGAAAAGCTCGATTTGATGGTAGGCGGCTGTCCTTGCACCATTGCCTACGGCGGTATTCACGGGGCTATCCCATGTTACCGAGAGGAAGCAACGGAAACCCGCTCTATCTGCAACAAAGATGTTGCAAGCTACTACCCGCACCAGATGACCTTGAACGGTTATTGTAGCCGAAATATTCCCTCCCCCGATGTGTATGCCGCCACCATTGAGCGGCGTGTTAAAGCAAAGAGGGCTGGTGATAAGGCTACGGCAAACGCCTTGAAGCTGGTGCTGAACACCACCTACGGTGCTATGTTGAACCGCTACAATGACCTGTATGACCCGCTTATGGGGCGCTCGGTCTGTATCTCAGGCCAGTTGCAGTTGCTCGAAATGGCGGAACATCTTGTTCAGGACTGTCCCACCTTGAAGATCATTCAGCTCAACACCGATGGTATCATGGTCAGCCTTGATGACTGCGATGTGCCTGTGTATCAGGAAATTACGCAGGAGTGGCAGGACAGAACCGGCTTCGAGTTGGAGGAAGACCTTATCAAGATGATCTGTCAGAAAGATGTGAACAATTATGTCGAGGTTCCCTTCGAGGGCGACCCCAAAATCAAGGGCGGCGTTCTCGTTCGTGGGATTGCCCCGGCAGGAGCGTTCAACATCAACAACAACGCTTGTGTGGTCGCCAAGGCGGTCAAGGATTATCTGGCCTACGGTATCCCGGTCGAAGATACCATCATGAGCTGCGACCGCCTGCTGGACTTCCAGTTGGTCGCCAAGGCCGGGAGCAAGTATGGTGACGCTCTCCATGAGGTAGACGGTCAGATGGAGGTCGTGCAGAAGGTCAACCGGGTATATGCCACGGAAGACCATCGGTGCGGAACCCTCTACAAAATCCACCTTGGCACTGGCAATCCCGTCAAGATTGCTGGACTCCCCGCAAAATGTGTCGTAGACAACGACAATCACCTGACGATTGATGTGGTTGACCGTGACTGGTATATCCGGCTGGCACGGCGTTATGTTCGAGATTTCCTCGGAGAGAAGCCACCCAAGCGAAATACCCGCAGAGTCAATTCCATCAAGAAAAAATTATTAGAAATGTTGGAGGTATAAATATGGCTACTACCAAGAAAGCCGCTGAGACTGCGGCGGTGGATTATTCCACCATGAATGTGTTCAAAAAGTTGCAGCTTGCCCGTGTGCGTTTCCTCGAAGCTGGCGTGGACAAGAGCGGCAAGCACATGAAGCTCGAATATAAGTATTTCGAGCTGGCAGACATTGTTCCCAAGGCCGAGCAGATTTTCCTTGAAATCGGTCTGATGATGGTTCCGTCCATGTACGGCGACAAGGCGACCGCTCGTGTCTACAATGTCGATGACCGTGAGGACTTCATTGACTTTGTTGCACCGTACACCCCCATCGCCCCCATCGTGTCCAACGCTGGCAATCAGGTCACAAACGAAATGCAGGCGACCGGCAGCTCCATCACCTACATTCGCCGCTACCTGTGGCAGCTCGTTTTGGACATTGTGGAGCATGACAGTATCGACAGCGGCGAGTTTGACACAACTCCCGCACCCGCTCCTACCGTCACGAAGAAGCCCCCTGTGACCACTGAACAGCGTCAGGAAATCAAGAAGGAACTGACCGGCGCTCCTGCTGGTGCGGCTACCGAGGAACAGGTCGGTACGCTGAAAAGTCTGCTGAAAAAGCTCATGGATATTGACGCAGAGCAGGAACAGTTCGTACAAACCATCGCCATGAAAACCGAGGGCTTTTCCAAGATCGAAGCCGACAAGTGTGACGCTCTGATCGAGGGCGTGAACAATATGCTGGCTGGCTACGAAATGAAAACGGCGAAGGAGGGCTAAGGCATGATTGAAATTGATTGTCGCAAGTGCGTCAATGCAGACTTGGAAGCGGATTGCTGTAAGCTCTACGGTAACAACCCTGATACTGCCGTTCGGGAATGTGCCGCTGACGAATTTGTGAATTATAAGGAGGTAAACAAAAATGGAATGGCTTGACGGCAACAAAATCCAGATTATCCCTCCCAAGCGTCCGAAGAAGCTGACTGGTACTCGCTTCGCCACTATCCTCGGTCTGAACCCGTGGTCTACACCGTTCGAGATTTGGTGTGAAGTGACCCGCACCTATCAGAAGCCGTTCGAGGATACGATCTACACCATCGCTGGTAAGACCATCGAGCCTAAGCAGGCCGAGTATATGAAGCAGACCTACTTCATGAGCAATCTGGTCACACCGACCGACATTTGGGGCAAAGACTACTTCCGTCAGACCTACGGTGACTTCTTTAGGGAAAGCCCCGTTCTCGGCGGTATGTGGGACTACTTGCTCTATGGCAAAGATGGTAAGCCCACCACCGTCCTCGAAATGAAGACCTCCAAGCGTGTCGAGGACTGGAAGGACGATATTCCTGAGTATTACGCTTTGCAGGCGGCGTTGTACGCTTACCTTCTCGGCGTGGACGAAGTTATCATGGTCGCTTCCTTCCTCGAACCCAAGGATTACGACAATCCTGAGAAGTTCGTGTGTAGCGGTGAGAACACCATCACTCGCCCCTTCAAGGTGTCCGAGCGGTATCCTGACTTCGAGAAGAAGTATGTGAAGCCTGCCCTGAAATGGTGGAAGGACTATGTGGAAAGCGGCATTTCCCCCGCCTTTGACGAGCGCAAGGACGCTGAAATCCTGAAAGCCCTTCGCACCAACAACCTGTCTCCTGAAACGGACATGGCGGCGCTGGTCAAGGAAGCCGAAGACCTGAAAGACACCATGGAACGGATTTTGGCTCATGAAGGTATCCCGGACATGGAAAAACGGTACAAGGTTGTGACTGACATGATTAAAAAAGCCGCAATCGCTCAGTTCCGTGACGGCGACAAGAAGGTGTCTATCGCTGGTTCTGCCTATAACTGGGAGGTCAGCCGTACTTCCACCTCGAAGATCGACAAAGACGCTATGAAAGCGGACGGTATTCTGGCGAAGTACACAACTACCGAGGACAGCTACCGCATTTCCCCGAAAGCCTTGAAAGAAGGTGCGTGAAGTGGCACAGAGTATGCGGAGATTGAGCAAAGATGATTTGCTCAAACTTCTCGACCAGTATGCCGATGACGATTTTGTTGGAGTTTTGTTCACAGCAGCTCGTGATATTCACTCCGACCAGTCCACCATCTTCGTATTCTATGACAAAGTAACGGAGGTTTAATTATGAAATTTTCCAAGTTCGTGAAGTCCCTCGCCCCTGATGGTGGCGCTATCTATGAGTACATGGACAAACGCTGGCTTGCTTCCCCGTCCGTACTTATGCTCATTCCCGATGGTATCCGCAGCGTGACCGGGTACAGCAACGAGAAAATGCCTGACGGCATTGGTCGCCTGATTTCTCAGGTCGGTTGCACCGAGTACGCCACGCTGGTCAAGGCAATCATGCCTGAGCCGGACGGCGCAATCAAAGATTGTGTCCGTATCTTCGCCACGCAGGACAGTACCATGACCCTTCCCATCACCAATGATGACTGGTCGCTGATCGAGAAGTCTGACTTCTGCGAAATCTTGTACGCTTACGATCTGGAAAGCGACAAGAGCGTACCGAAAGCCCTGCTGGTCAAGCAGTACGCCAAGTACCCCGATGACGAAGACCAGTTGGTTGGTATCATCTTCCCCTGCGAGTATGCAGAACAGCTCAATTTCCACACCATAAAAGAAGTATGAGCGTTTGTGGTGGTTGCCCCATCTATTACAATGAATATTTCGGTGTTTATTGTGGAGGTGGGTGCTTAGGTCAAAGCGCTTGTGCCGAAAACCTAATAACTCTCGTTGCTAATATAGCAGACACTATTACAAAATCAAGAAAGGACGATAAAACAATGGCTAAAATCGGACTCACCGAGGGTTTCACCCTCATTCCCGAAGGTACTCATGTCTTTCAGATTACCGATGTGAAGTACAAGGAAGACTTCGGCAAGCTGGAAGTCTATATGCAGACGCAGACCGGCAGTAAGCACATCGAGCGCTTCTCTCTGCTGAAATCCGATGGCTCTCCCAACGAGGGTGCATACAACGCTTTCAGCTACTTCGCCAAGACTGCCCTCGGCAATTTCGATCTGACCGAGATCGACCACACTGACCTGATTGGTCACTTCATCGAGTGCGATGTGGAACATGATGTTCAGGAGAACAAGAAGAAGCCCGGACAGAGCATTACCTTCGTCCGTCTGGCCGATAAGCGCCCCTCTGAGGGCTGGGCTGGTGCTGGCAATACGGTTACTGCCCCTACTGTTAAAACCGCTCCTGCGGCTTCTCAGGCCGCTCCTAAGACCCCGATGGATTTGGCAGCTCTCCTTGGCTGATACCGGGTGCGAGGGAGGGCTAATTTGAAAGGCTCTCCCTCGCCAATGGTATGTTGAAAACTATGTTGAAAGTGAGGATAAGCTACAATGGCAGAAGCCTATATTTGTTCGCTCTCCAAGGTTCAGCGTCATGCTGAAATCTGCAAAGAGATCAACAATCTCTATGAGCGCAAGAACCATGACTACGGTGACAGCTTTCACCAGACCTTCGTTGAAGAAGGAATGGCGATGGCTCGTATCCGGTTAGGAGATAAGTTCAGCCGCTTTAAGACCCTCTCCCGTAGCGGTGAGCAGAAGGTCAATGACGAGTCTATCCGTGACACCCTGATTGACCTCGCCAACTACGCCATTATGACGGTGCTGGAAATGGAGGTAGTGGAAGATGTTGCAGATTAAAACCATTCGGAACCGTCTGGACAATCCCACCCTCTTTGACGATGAAGTAAATGCGGCTCTGCGTGATGGGTGGACTCTGAAAAAGAGAACCGTTCTGCGGCCTATCGGCCAGTCCGAGTCCGTCTATATGCACACGATGTTGTATGCAGAGTTGGAGAAGGAGGTCGCTGACGATGACGCTGAATGATTATCAGAAAGCTGCCGAGCGTACCTCCGGCAACCTGACTTCGTGGGATAAGGTTCGCAACGGCTGTTACGGTCTGAACGGCGAAGCCGGAGAGTGCATTGACATTCTGAAAAAGACCGAGTTTCAGGGTCATGCTTTCGACCCGATGAAGATGGTTGACGAACTGGGCGATGTTCTCTGGTATGTCGCACAGTTGGCGACCGGCTTGGGTGTGACCCTCGAATATGTGGCACAGCACAATGTCGATAAGCTGCTGGCTCGTTACCCTGACGGGTTCGACAGCGAAAAGAGTATCCATAGAAAGGAGTACGAAAATGGCTAAGATTTTCAAATTCACAGGCTATTTCGTTGACCCCGCTGGTGAATGTAACAAGAGAGATGTGAAGACCGCTCTCGAAGAAGTCACAACTAAAGCTCTGGACATTTTTTCACACCATGTCGAGGTGAAAGAAGTAGAGCTTGGGGAGTGGAACGATGACCACCCTCTCAACGCTTGCGAGTGTTCCGTGGGTGAATGTGAGAAATATTTCGGGGAGGGTTATCATGGCTGACTGCTTCTCCAAGTCCGAAGTGACCGATTTTCTGAACTTCATGAAGCTGCCTGACGGAACCTCTGTTGTTTCTGATGACCTGATGGAGTACCTGATGGCTTACGGCTTCTTTACCGCCCCTGCTTCCACCAAGTACCACGGCAATTACGAGGGAGGTCTTCTGAACCACTCCCGCATGGTCACGGAGTACCTTCTGGCGCTCACTCAGGCCAATCACCTGATCTGGCGCAAGGCTCGTTCTCCCTTCATCGTGGGTATGTTCCATGACCTGTGCAAGATTGACCAGTACCGCCACCCCGTAACGGGTCACATTGAAGAATTTAATGGTGGTTGTACGCCAATCTATGACGAACAAGCGTGGGAGTACAACCCCGACACCCTTCTGAAAGGTCACGGCGATAAGTCCGTCATGCTTCTCTCTCAGTTTTACACACTGACTGATGAAGAAATCATGTGTATCCGCTATCACATGGGCGCTTTCACCGACAAATCTGAGTGGAATGACTACACCAGAGCAGTCAGCCAGTACCCGAATGTGCTGTGGACGCACCAAGCCGATATGCTGGCAAGCCATGTTGCGGGGGTGTGAAGTATGTATATTCCAACGGTTTCTTTCGATTTCGATGGCGTAATTCATTCCTACCGAAGCGGGTGGAAGGGTGCCGCTGTTATCCCCGACCCTCCCGTAGAAGGGATTAAAGAGGTCATTGAACAACTCATAAGCGATGGTTTATGTGTGGTCATCTGTTCTTCTCGTGCGGAGTCCTTTGAAGGACAGGCAGCGATTGCTGAATGGCTGAAACACTACGGGTTCCCGATGGTGCAAATTCAAGCGAGAAAAGTTCCTTCCATCGTTCATGTCGATGACCGTACAATCTGTTTCGATGGCAGAGCAAACCACCTCCACGAACAGATTATCAACTTCAAACCTTGGTATGAAAGGGAGTCTGAAAGTGAAAATCATTGAACCTTCTGTGGAGCTTATCAACGCTCCCGAATATAAGACCCTTCTGACCACCATCGAAGCCGCAGGGCGTACTTGCTACAAGTCCGAGGACAAGATCACGGACGGAAGCGCAGAGAAGTTCATCCGGGGCATTATTAAGCGGGGTCACGAAGCTGTCATTGAGCATGGTTCTCTCACTGTCCGCTTCGTCTGCGACCGTGGTGTGAGTCATGAAATTGTTCGTCACCGTCTGGCGGCGTTCTGTCAGGAGTCCACTCGATACTGCAATTACGGTAAGGAAGGCTTCGGCGGCGAGATCACCGTCATTCGTCCCTCGACCTTCGCCAAGACCGACTCGACCTACCACATCTGGAAGCGGTCGTGTGAACACGCTGAGGTCGCCTACTTCGATCTGCTGAACGAGGGTTGTACCCCGCAGGAAGCCCGATCTGTCCTTCCGAACAGCTTGAAAACCGAGGTGGTCATGACTGCTGACCTTAGAGAGTGGCGGCACTTCTGTCGTATGCGCTGTCCCGTAGCGGCTCACCCTGATATGCGGGTTGTTGCCAATATGCTCCTGACCCTGCTGAAACAGACCTATCCCGTCTTCTTCGAGGACATTGAGGTATGAGGATTAAGAAAGCTGGTGGCAAGGTGTTTGGTGCGGTCTTAACTGCCGCCGAGAGAAAAGCGATGGACATGGAAATCAATCGTCAGATCGTGGAAGCCGACAGGCGCTACGCCGATGACATTGACGCTATGGTGCTTTACACCCTCCATGTTCACCTCGGTTTCGGCAAGAAGCGCCTGCGGAAGTTCTATGACGCTTTCTCTGCTGAGCATGACCGCCTTATCCAGTATTATCAAATGCCAGACGATTACACATGGCTCTGTAAGGAGATGTTGAAGCGTATCGGCGTTGATGTTGAAGCATGGAACCGTGAAAGGAGAGAACCTAATGAAGCTGAAAAGCATTGACGGCAAAGTGCCGTATATCATGGCTGCTGGAAAGGACTTCGTGAAAGATGAAATGTCGCTGGCGGCGGCAGAGCAGATTTGTTCCCGTGGAACGCAGACCGCCAGCAAGCTCTTTCCTGATTTCCCCATCTGCATAGATGGCAAGTTCTATTTTGCTGGAACCTCGACAAAGCCCAAGTCCAGCAAGTCTAAGACCCCTTGCGGGGGCTGAGATTTTCAATCTTCCTGTGGTTCGTCACTATTGTCGCAGTCCTTTGTCTGAAATTACCCACGGTTGAGGTTGAAGAACCTTCTCCCGTTGTCGAGGTGGTAGAGGTAGTCACCCCGGAGCCAGAGCCGGAGGTGACACCTCAGCCGTGGACAGACGAGGAAGTGATTGTACTGGCGAAAATGCTATGGGGAGAAGCCAGAGGGGTCAGCTCTGACGCTGAGAAAGCCGCTTGTGTGTGGTGTGCGCTCAACCGTGTCGATCATGGCTACGGCGATATTATAACGGTCGTGACTACACCTAAACAATTCGTAGGGTACAACAAGGAAAACCCGGTCGATGATGGTTTGATTACTCTCTGTATAGATGTGCTATCTCGCTGGTATGCAGAGAGAGAAGGTCAGGTTGAGGTCGGTCGTGTCCTCCCTGCGGATTACCTGTGGTTCTCTGGCGATGGCGATAGAAACCACTTCCGCAACGCCTACCGTGGCGGTGATAGATGGAACTGGTCTTTACCGAGTCCGTATGAAAGCTGAGGTAAGCCTATGAGCTATTTAAATATACCCGCTGAACTCCGGGCGGAAAAGGCGTGGGTCAATGTGTGGAACGGGTCGAAAGTTCCCATGCAGGCCACCGTGAGAAAAGCGGCTTCTTCCTCTAACCCGGACACATGGTCAAATTACATTGACGCTGAACACAATGTCCAGCACGGCTACTATGACGGTCTTGGCTATGTGTTTCACGATACAGGGGTTGTAGGTATCGACATTGACAATGGCTTTACTGATGGGCTTCTAAACCCGCTGGCGGCTGACATTATCGGTCATTGTCAGTCTTACACGGAAAAGTCCAGAAGCGGGAGAGGGGTTCATATTCTCGTTCGTGGAGAGCTGCCCTTCAAGGGTAAGAACAACCGTGCCGCCGTGGAGATTTACAAGAGCAATCGGTACTTCATCATGACCGGCGAGGTTTTGATCTTTTCCGAGATCGTTGAAAACCAGTCAGCGATTGACTATGTGATCGAGAAGTATTTTCCCGATACGCCGAAGGAAAGTGGCTCAGGTACGGTTGCCCCTCAGCGTATCTATTCCCCCATCTACCGCCGCCCTGAAAACGGCAAGCTGCATTTGAAGCCTGAATACCCGCCTATCACACCGGGAAGCCGGAACCTCAGCCTGACTTCTCTGGCGGGTCAGCTCCATAACCAAGGATACACCAAAGCAGAGATTTACAAAGAGCTGTTGTACGCCAACTCCCAAGCCTGCAAACCCCCGCTTCCGCAGTCAGAAGTTGAGTTGATTGTTAACAGCGTGACCAGATACAGGAGGTAATTATGAAACCTTATCAGCGTGGCGATGTTGTTGTCATTGATGTTCCCATGCTTGCTAACAGTCATATTCAGGCCGGTAAGCGTCCGTGGGTGGTTGTGCAAAACAATGTCGGCAATCAGTTTTCTTCCACCAGTATTGTCGTTCCCCTGACCACTAAAATCAAGCGGCTCGAACTGCCGACCCATGTGGCTGTCACTTGGGGTTCTTTACAGCCGAGCATGGTTGAGTGCGAACAGGTGCGTGTTGTAGATGTGTCCGATGATTGGGAATACATCTGCACTCTGCCGCCTGAGATCATGCGTCATGTGGACACCGCTTTGAAGAACGCTTTCTTCTATGGGGGGGTGTAGACGATGGAGAGTGAGAAGAAAATCTGTCCGTTGTCAATGAGGCTGCCCCGAAGACATTCCTCTCTGTCCCTGCCAGAAACAGCGCTGTGCATGGTGGGATGAAGACTCTCAGGACTGTGCCGCCGTGGTGCTGGCGAGAGCGATGAAGAAAAGGAAGTGAAACTATGGCTGATGAAATCACAACCGTCCCCGAAGAACAGGCTCTTTTCCAGCTCTCCAATGGTCGCTACATCATGGACGAAGCTCAGTCCAGAGTGATGTTTCAGATTAAGGAAGCGCAGCCTGAGCATAGCCACCCAATCAGCGGAACGGGGTATTCGTGGGACGAGTCCGGCATGGCGGAGCTGTTCTCCGAGTGCTACAAGAATGATACCCGCTACTGTCCCGAAGCGAAAAGCTGGTTCACCTACTCCGAGGGTGCATGGCGTAAGGACACCGGCTCTCTGCTGGTAGCGGAGAAGATCAAAGAGTTCTGCCGCCTGATGGCTCTCTACTGCGGCGAGATCGCCAATGAAGAACGCCGCACCGAGCACATGAAATTCATCGTAAAGATGGGCGACCGGCGCTTCCGTGACCGGCTGATGAAGGACGCTGCCAGTGTGCTTCCTATCGCTTCGGTGGAGTTTGACGCAAACCCGTACCTTATCAACTGCAAGAACGGAACTTTCGACCTCGAAAAGATGGAGTTCCGGGAGCATGACTGGCACGACTTTCTGACCATGCAGACCAACTTCAACTATACCTTGCAGGACGCACGGTGTCGCCGCTGGGAGAAGTTCGTTGCGGAGGTCACTTGTAATGACGAAGACAAGGCTGACTATCTGCAAAAGGCGCTGGGGTACTCCATGTTGGGTATGGCGAACGAGGAATGTATGTTCATTCTCCACGGCAAGACCACTCGCAACGGCAAGTCTACCATGCTCTCGGCAATTCACCACCTTCTCGGTGACTATGCTTCTGTGTCCCCCGTATCGATCATCTGCAAGGCAGAACGCTCGAAGAACGCCGAAGCAGCGAACCCCATGCTGGCTTCTCTGAAAGGCAAGCGGTTTGTCACGATGGCAGAGAGCAACCAGTATGGCAAGCTGGACGAGGAAACAATCAAGCAACTCACGGGCGGCGAGGAAATCAAGGCTCGGAACCTCTATGAGACTGCTACAACCTTCCTGCCGCAGTTCACCCTTTGGCTTTCCTGCAACGATCTTCCCACCGTCAGCGATAAGTCCCTGTTCGCTTCCGACCGTGTGCGGGTCATTGAGTTCAACCGCCATTTCACCGAAGCGGAACAGGACAAGAACCTAAAAAATGAGTTCCAGACACAGGAAGCTATGCAGGGCATTTTCGCTTGGCTGGTCGCCGGATACTTCAAGTACAAGCGTTTCGGTCTGAAAATGTCCCCTGCCATGCGGAAGGTGGTCAATCAGTACGAGCGAGACAACGACCTGTGCCTCCAATTCCTCGAAGAACGCTGTGAACAGGCTGAGGGAATCAACACCCGCTCGAAGTCCCTGTTTGACGCTTACAAGATTTGGTGCAAGTCCAACGGGTACTTTGCCTGTTCTGCCAAGCGGTTCAACGCCGACATGGAAACGCACCCTGAGTGGCACGGCGGCAAGGTTGTGTATCAGGGCTACCCCGTCTACAAGAACCTCAGACTGAAAGGAGCGTCCTAATGAACCGTTCATGCAATTCTATCCTCTGCCGCTTCGGTATCCACACAGCAGACCCGTATGTTCATATTCAGGTCAAGTGCCGTAATGGTTCTCACCGCTGGCAGAGCAATTATGAAATCTGTAAGCGGTGCGGCAAACGCCTGAGAAAAATCCACATTGTAAAGGAGCGTCCGTGATGAAAATTACTCTTGATATTCCCGATGGCATTATTGCGGGGTTCTTCAATGGTGTAGAGGTCACGGCTCACGGTATGCAGTTGGTGTCCTATCAACTCAGCACTGATGATCTGAAAGATGGTAACACCGTGAAGCTCCCTCGTAAACAGGAGGTAACAGCATGACTGCCACCAATGATGAACTCGCCCTGCTGGAAAAGTGGAAGCGAAAACTCTGCTTGCAGGAATGGCGGATAAAGCTGTTGACCCACCTTCACCCGGAAGAAATGATGGTGCGTAATACCGCAGGCTGTACCGAGTGGTCAGAAGCAATTAAGACCGCTCGTATTGAGATCATCAACCCTGCCTGCTACGGCGACCGCATTGTGCCGTTCAATTTTGAAAAGACGCTGGTTCATGAGCTGCTACACCTGAAATTCTCCTTCTGGTGTCAGAACGAAGATGATGTTGGCGATAGAGTCATGCACCAGATGATTGACGATCTCGCAAGAGCTTTGACGGAAGGGGACAGCGATGATGAAGCCTGAATACTGCCCCGATTATGTGGGCGTTGCCTGCGTTGATGGCACTTGCCCTGTTGCCAACTGTGAAGAATACGCTGAGCGGTGTATGCCTGTCATTTCCAGTTGCCGGAACTGCTTCTATTATAAGGGCTGTGAAGACTGTGCAATCTCTGACGATTGTGACCGAATGGAGGATAAACATGAGTAAAAAGTGTGTATGCGGTAACGAAATGTTCACCGTCTTCATGTGTCGTAAGTGCGAACACCTTCTGTATGTCGAGGAAGACGAGAACTTTCCTCAGAAACTCGGAAAAATCGCCGCAAAATCCTGTCCCTGTTGCGGCGAACAGGAAGAAGGTCTGTGGAGACTTCTCGGTCGAGCGGAAGGGTTCGAGGGAACCGTGTTCACGGAGGAAAGTGATGAAGACTGAGAAAAAGAACCTCCGCCGTATTTCTATCGTAGTCACGGCACAGACCAAGGGCAATCTTGAACGGCTGGCGGCGGTCTGCGGGTACTCAGAGATCGGTCGGGTGGTTGACAAACTCACCCGTGAAAAGATGATCTCCCTCCATGACTTTGAAAGAAAGGAGAAGCACTATGAATGATGTAATGGAGCAAATCAAAACGCTTTCTGCTACCTTGGACGAGGAAACCACCCGCTTTCACCCTACCGGCAGACTGCTGTTGCTGGGTTCCTACGAGAGTGTATTTCTGAAAGCGGTCAAGCGCAAGGCTGACCTGTTGGGTATTGACTGTGACCTCACTCAATATCCCTGCCCTCCGTACAAGGCCGTGGTAGTGGACAGAGAAACCGTCCCGTCTGACATTAAGCTCGCCGCCGAGGTTGACATTGACCACTCCTACTCACAGGGAATGTCATCGGTGTCTCAGGCGACTTTGGCGCTCCTGCTGGCATTGGACTTGGTTCACGCTAAGGAAATTACCATTGTAGGCCGGGGTCACGCCGTTCAAGACCTCGCACAGCACTTGATCGACAATGACGCTACTGTGACTGTGGCACACTCTAAAACTCCAATTCTATATGGAGCTACTACCGGCAAAGATGTAGTAATCTATGCTACTCCGACTATCACGGGAGCTGTGCCGTACAACACTCATGATCTGGTCATCGACCTCGGCAACAGTGTTCCTCACCCTGACCGTTTCAACTGCCCCTATGTGAACAGGATTGGTCAGCTCACCGTGAGCGTGTTGCTCAACCGCTTTGCGAGAAAGGAGCATAGAGCATGAGTGACATTCTGACAACTATCGCCGCCGTTGAATGGATTGTTGTAGGCTGTCTATTCCTCTGGCGACTGCGCCACTGGAACCGCCGCTTTTCGGAACTCTATGACGAGCTGCGAAAGGAGAGCGACCATGAATAAGGAAGACGCTCACATCGTTGTGGCGATAGCAAATCATAACATGAATGTCACCGATGTTGCTCGTGCTATTTTCACACACAGAAACACGGTTCTCTATCACTTGAACAAGGTGAAGCAGCAGACCGGGTTAGACCCTCGGCGGTTCTATGATTTGGTCGAGCTGGTGAGAATGGCTCAGGAGGTGTTGGAAAATGGGTCTTGATATTACGGTCATGGGACGTAAAGATGTCCGCTGCCCTCATTGTGGCGAGGTCATCACCACGGTAGATGTTGCCAGCACCGATAGCGGTGGTCGGCTCTGGTACGACTTTCTGGAAAGGCTCGGCTACTATGTTCCTTATGAGAAGCGTACCGAGAAGAATGATTGGTACGGCAAGGACATGGTTCTTGACAACGAGCAGGCAAAGCAGCTTGTCGATTATGCTGTGAAGAAAGAGGTCTACAACTGGGACGGTGTGGAGAGTGTTGTGGCGGAAGCACTCGCCCACGGAAACAAAGTGGTCATCAACGCCGACTGGTAGTTAGGTGACAAAGGTGATAAAGGTGAGTGTTTTTGCAAAGACTTTTTTCAAATTGGCGTGTTTTGAAAAATTGTTTTTCGTATTTTAGGTGAGTTAGGTGAGTAATCGGGCATAAATGCCTATAACTCTCTCTTATACGCGCGTATATAGAAATAGTTATAGGGAAATGCACCCGATTACTCACCTTTATCACCTTGGCGACTTTGAAAGGAGAAAACGACTATGGCAGATGAAATTGTGAAAAAACGAACTCGGCCTGATCGTAAGGAAGCTCTGAGCGTCCATACAGAACCGGGTGACAATAGAAAATATTTGGAACATTCGATGGTCATGTTGGACTGGCCTGATGTGAATGTGAGAGAGCCTGAACAGGTCAAAGAGCGTATGGGTATGTATTTTGCTCTGTGCGCTCAGGACGATATGAAGCCCTCTGTTGCTGGTATGGCATTGGCTTTTGGAGTTGATAGAACGACTTTATGGAAATGGGCAAATGGAGTGGACAGTAAGACTTTGCCCCCGGAAAGCCGCAACCTCGTTAAAAAGGCGTACCAACTTTTGAACGCTCAGATGGAAAACTATATGCAGAACGGGAAGATCAATCCGGTCGCCGGTATCTTCCTGATGAAGAACAACATGGGCTATGCAGACAAGCAGGAGGTCGTGTTGACACCCAACCAGCAGCTCGGAGATCAGGTTCCCGCCGAAGACTTGGAGAAGAAGTATCTCGAAGATGTGGTGGGTGCGTCCAGCGACTATGACTCGGAGGACTGAGCGACTTTTGCGACTATGGCTTACGACTATGCCAAGCGACTTTACGACTTTCGCCCGAACGACTTTGCGACTTTCCGGCGAGAGTCTGCGACTTTGACAGAGCTGCCGATCTCCCCACGGGGTCGGCGGCTTTTCCTTTCCCCGGCTGATCGGCGGCGGGTTCCACCGGGGCGGCGTGGGCGCTGCCGGGGTTCCGGCCTGATCTGAAAGCGGAAACATTTTTCAGCCCTTCATATTGTATAGCTGCCGTATTTGCAAAAAATCTTGATTTTCTTTTATATTTACGCTTGACAAGTAAATGTAAATATGCTATCTTGTATTTACCGAAAGGCAGTAAATGCAAATTGAATTTTGAAAGGGGCTTATATCATGAAAAAGATTTTTGATTTACCCGTTTGCGGTTATGACCGGGCAAAAAGTTTTTACGGAAAAGCAAAAGTTATTGAAACGGACAACGGCGAAAAAGTTTTGCAGTCCTATAATACTTTTGTTTGTCGTATCACGGCGGCGGGGCGGTTCGTTCGTATGTGGGGCGGCTATTCCGCTACTACAATGCGCCATATAAATAGTTTTCTTTCATTCTATGATATGAACGGCGGCGGGAAATCGTGGTGGAATATGCAGCCGGTAGAAACGGAAAAGCCGAAAGCGGCGGATATGACCCCCGCCGAAAGTTTGAAAGCTATGTACAGCCGCCGTTCTGCTAACAGTGTGAATTATTGAAAGGGGTGTATATCATGAAAAGAAAAGAGTTTATCGGAAAATTGACCTATTATGACCGCTTGCGTTGTTCTTGCTATGGGAACCCCCGTTTTTATGGGGAATTTACAAGCGAAAGCGGGGAAATGTTAGTAGGAAAAACCGCTGTAAATGCGGCTTGCGCCTATGGTTTTTTGAATTATCAAAATGAACCCCGAAAAATTATCTATCATATAACCCGGAACGGAAATATCATTTTTGATTATATTACAGTTCTGAAAGGGGCGGCGGATTATGAATAAAAGACAATATTGTGAAAGCCGGGAAAGCATTGCCTATTATAGCGGCTTGAATGGCCTTGAAATTAAAGGTATTGAATATGGGATAGATGATCTTGTTTATTGTGTGTCGGGTTGTTGGTATGGCGGGAAAGCTGCACAGCGTTTTCACCGTTGTAAAATCTACTACCCCGCAAACGGGAAAGATAGCGCATTTTTCCGGGTGCATGGGTATAAGGTTCCACTTGATGAATGTATTAGAATGGGGGTTTAATTATGAATTATATTTTTAAAACAACGGCAACAATGAAAGAATACAACAATAAAAAGTGGTACATTGACGGCGGTATTGTTTCGGATATGCGCATAGATGCGGATAGCGTGGAAAATGCGCTTGAAATTTACCGGGAACGGGTGGAAGAAAAACATTGCATCATCATTTCCAAAAATGCCATTAAAAACAAGTCGGAAATGTTCGTTGATCTATTAGACGGGGGTACAAAACAAGTTGGTTATGTTATCACGGGCAAAACAGAGTTTGACAAGGGCGATTATACCGGATACAGCACACAGTATATTGATCTGTGGGTGACAATTCTAACCGTTGTTGATACGGTATTTTAATAGGGCGGTGAAAACGTGTATTTAATTCTTTTGTTGCTTTTGCTGCCGGTTCAAATCCTGATTGAAATATTGAAATTGAATAAGTAAACGCCGCCCCGGTGCTATTCCGGGGCGGTTGTTTTTGCGCTTTTTCGGCCTAATCGGGGCGGCGTGAATGGGTAACGGGGGCGGGGGATATGCCAGCGGCAGCGAGGGCGGGGTGAGCTGAAAAATATCCGCAAAAAATAAAAAGGCTTATTTACACTTACCTATTGACAATTACATTTACCTATGCTATCTTATATGCAAGAGGTGATCTTATGATGACATTCAAAAATGCAATCGGCTATATCCGAGTCTCCACCGAGCGACAGGCCGATGATGACAAATACGGTATCGAGGTTCAGAAGCAGGCTATTCTTCTCTACGCCAACGACAACGGCTATAACATCGTAGACTGGAAGGTCGATGAAATCAGTGGTGCGAAAGATGACCGTCCCGGCCTGAACGAAATCCTTTATGGGGACGATGTAAGCAATCCTCCCTATGAAGCGGTGATCGTATTTAAGAATGACCGTGTGGCTCGTGATACCAAGCTGTACTTCTACTACCTGTATGTGCTGGAAAAGAAGAACATCAAACTTCTGAGTACGCAGGAGAGCTTCACAGAGGGTAGTGAGTTTGCTAACATCTACCGTGCGCTGCTTCAATTCGTGGCAGAGCAGGAGAGAAAGAACATCGCTCTGCGAACCGGCAAGGGTCGTTCCATCAAGGCTTCCTGCGGTGGGTACAGCGGTGGTCGCCGTCCTTACGGTTACAAGGTAGTTGATGGTGTTCTCACCATTGACGAGCAGGAAGCTCCTATCGTGAAGTTCATCTTTGAGAAGCACGAGGACGGCGTTTCCATGCTGGGTATCACGGAGCTGCTGGAAAAGGCGGGATACCAGACCCGTTCCGGCAAGCGGTTTCAGGTGTCCACCATCAAGAGTATTCTCGGCAACCGTCCTCTGTACGAGGGAATGTATAAGTACGGCGACATGAATTGGGTCAAAGGCGTTCATGAGCCTATTTTGAAGACGGGGTGCTAAATATGAAAGATCTTTATGGACTTCGTAGTGAAGACATAGATATGCTCAAACAGGCGGGTTACGGTGATGACATATTCTATGTTGGAAATTATGGAATATCCGATGTAACCGGAGAGCAACTTTTCTTTATTTCGTTCTATACTTCCGAGCAAAAGAATAAAGCCTATAAATATCTTTATGAAAGTAAATGAGGGGGTAAGAAAGGTTGGGTGAAATGAAAAAGATGGCATGGCTGATAGGGCTGGCAGTTATCGTAGTCTTCTTTCTGGTCGGGTGTTCCAAGAAAGACTCGGCTGAACCTGTTGCATGGGACTCGGCTCTTTCCAAAGCCGGGTTCACCGATGACGAGATCGCAAGCTATCGGGAAGTGTTTGACACCATTGGCGTGACTGATTTCCACGATGTTTCTATCGTAGATAATGACCCGATGACCGTGATTTGTGGTAAAATCTATGACAGCGAGGATTTACAGCTCAATGTGACGCTGGAAAATCGCCAGATCATTTATGTAGAGCTGGCTGGTATCCCTGAAACCAAGACTCAAGCCTATTTCAACTGGCGTGGCAAAGTGAAATGGAAGACAGTGAACACGAAAAAAGCAGTTGAGCTATATTCTGACACCGAGGGCGGCTATTTAGGGGTTCTGGATTGGGCCAATAAGACGATTTCGGAGCATGAGGGCTGATACCATGAGATTTTTTCTCAATATCATCGGATATTTCCTGATAATCAGTTCTATTTTGCTGGTTCTGGCGTTTATGATACCGAAAATTTTATAATCGGCTTCTGCGAGGGCAGGAGTGACAGCCATGACGGGCTATCTGTGTAGAAATACACGGATAGCTCGTTTTTTTTGTTGGAAAGGAAATGCACATGAATTATGAAAAACTCTCCGGCTCTATCCGAGCTGTGATCGACCGCCGACCGGGAGATAACGGGGCGTACAGTGACCTTTTTTCTCTATGCCGGGAGTGGGAAACCGAGGATTTCTCGGCGGCACATAAGGTGAACAAGGAGCTGCTGGCACTCTCCGCCGATCAGGTAGTCCATGGCGGCGGGGCGAAGTTCTATGAACAGTGGCGGCGGTGTCTTCTCTTTGAAGCGCCCCATGATTTTGACTCCTTCATGACCTACATTGAACTCGACCGCAAGCCGGAAAAGCGGTTTTATGCACCCCGCAAGCACTATCTCAGACCGATGGTGCAGGGGTTCCAAGATGTTCTGGACGGGAAGCTGCGCCTTTTGACGATCTCCATGCCGAAACGAGCAGGAAAGTCTCAAACGGGTATCAATTTTGTGAATATGCTCTCCGGCAAGTTCCCTGACCGCTCGACCCTGATGGAAGGGACAGGTGATGACCTTGTAAAGAGCTTTTACAATGGTTGTCTGGAATACCTGACAGTCCCTAACGAGTATCTGTTCTACGATGTATTCCCGGACGCACGGCTGATTCAGACTAACGCTGACTCAAAAACGATCAATCTGAAAAGCAAGTCCCGTTTCCCCACCATCATGTGTCGTTCCATTGACGCTCGACAGGTGGGCTTGTCCGAAGCCACCAATGTCCTCTATCTCGATGACTGCGTAGAGGGTCGTGAGGAAGCGAAGAACCGCCAGCGGCTTGATGACAAGTGGGAAGTGATCTCCGGCGATATTATGGGTCGTGCCATTGAAGGTACGCCGATGGTCTTTACCGGCACTCGCTATTCCCTGTATGACCCCATTGGTCGTGTGCAGGAACACGCACAGCGGGAGGGCTGGGCTTGGAGAGCGATTGAGATACCCGCCCTCGATCTCGTGACAGACGAGAGCAATTATGAGTACGAGCGGGAGGGCAAGAAGGTCTTTACCACCGCCTACTTCCGGGAGCAGCGGGAGCTTCTGAGCGCAGAGCAGTTTGAGAGTGAGTTCCAGCAGCAGCCCTTTGAAGCGAAGGGTCTGCTGTTCAACAAGGACGAGCTGAACTACTTCTTTGAGCTGCCGAAAGACCGTGACCCGGACACCATCATCGCCGTTGGCGATACGGCGGAAAGCGGCTCGGACTCGACCTCTATGCCGGTGGCGATGATATACGGCAATGCTGTGTATATCGTTGATGTGGTCTTTGATGACTCCCCCGCTGAGGTGACGAAACCGGAATGTGCCAAGTGCCTGATCGACAACAGAGTCGCTTCCGCTGTCTTTGAGTCCAACAACGCCGGTCAGTATTATGCCAGAGATGTTGACCAGATCATTCGTGAGCGTGGGTACTCCGTTGGTATCCGCACGAAGCGCACGATCTCCAACAAGCAGACCCGTATCGAGTTCGCTTCCGACAACATCAAGAAGAACTTCTACTTCAAGCACCCCTCCACCTACAAGCGGGGCAGTCAGTATTGGAACTTCATGAAGGAAGTGACCACCTACACCCGCTCCGGCAAGGTTCCACACGATGACGCTCCTGACTCCCTCTCCCTATTGGAGAACGAAATCCGTATGCTGTCCGGGGGCAAGGTTGAAGTTTTCAAACGGCCTATTTGAGTTCTTTACTTTCACTGTGGCGAATGGTATGATAAAAGGTTAGTATTGACAACCATTGGAGAGTTTGATACAATGATAAGAGAGAAAATAGGTAGAGGGGAGGTATTCTGTCTTGGGCTGTTTCGGTCGTAAGAAAATCTTTACCGATGTGACGGAGATCACACGGGACAATGTTCTGAACGTGCTGAGAAAGGCACTTATCACACATTGGTCGAACAAAGCGGATATGGAATATCTCTATGCCTACTACAAAGGCAGGCAACCGATTTTGAACCGTAAAAAGGAAGTCCGCCCTGAGATTCAAAACAATGTGGTCGAGAACCGTGCCAATGAGATCGTGTCCTTCAAGGTCGGCTATCTGATGGGGGAACCCATTCAGTATGTCAGCCGAAGCGATGATAAGATGGTTGCCGACAAGATCACCACTCTGAACGGCTACTGTCTTTCCGAGGATAAGGCCGCAAAGGATAAGGAACTGGCAGATTGGTTTCACATCTGCGGCACGGCATACCGCATGGTGCTTCCCGACAGCGTGTTTGAGAAGGAAAGCGATGAAGCTCCCTTCGAGATTTACACCCTCGACCCTCGGTTTGCTTTCGTGGTGTATGCCAATTCCATCGGTGAACCGCCCGTAATGGGTGTGAAGTACATTCAGCGGTCAGACGGTGTAGTGGTTTACAGCATTTATACGAAAGACCGCTATTTCGAGGTTGAAAACCAGAGTATGATCGTTCGGGAAGAAGCTCAGTCGCTCGGTATTCCCATTATCGAATACCCGGCGAACAACGCTCGGTTGGGAGCTTTTGAGATCGTCCTTCCCCTGTTGGACGCTATCAATACGGTGGACAGCAACCGTCTTGACGGTGTAGAACAGTTTGTTCAGGCGCTCATGCTGTTTCACAATGTTGACATTTCCGGTGATGATTTCTCCAAGCTGCGGGACGAGGGTGCGATCAAGTACAAGGACATTGACCCGCAGTATAAAGCGGAGATCAAGTATCTGACCTCCGAACTGAACCAGAGCCAGACACAAACACTGGTCGATCACCTCTATAACACGGTGCTGACGATCTGCGGTATGCCAAACCGCAACGGTGGTTCTTCCACCAGCGATACCGGCTCTGCGGTCATCATGCGTGATGGTTGGTCGGCAGCGGAAGCCAGAGCGAAGGACTCCGAGTTGATGTTCAAGCTCTCCGAAAAAGAGTTCTTGAAGCTGGTTCTGCATATCTGTTCCGATCTGAGTGATCTGGAATTGAAGCTGTCGAACGTGGAGGTTCGTTTTACTCGGCGCAATTATGAAAATATTGCTCAGAAAGCGACCGTATTGACCACTATGCTCAGTAACCCCAAGATTGCCCCCGTTCTGGCCTTTACCCATTGCGGTATGTTCTCCGACCCGCAGCTTGCCTACCGTATGAGCATGGATTACGCAGAGGAACAGGAGAAAAAGGCCGCTGAACTCGCAAGCAAGCAGAAGGAGGTTAATCCTGATGGAAAAGGAAATCCGTCTGACCCCGGAAGTGGTCAGGAAGATTGAGGAAATCTTGACTACGGGAAAGACCGTTGAGATCGCCGAGCGGCACGAGAAAGTGGTTGTTTGGGCGGTCAGCAGCAAAAAGAAATATGAACAGCCTATCGCATAGGTGATAGATCGG